CGGATCGTGGCCAGCACACGACCTTCACGGTGTTCCTGGATGGTGCCCACCAGAACCTTTGCACCAACCGCCGACGTTGCGGCTTTGTGTTGCACAAGCAGGTGACGACGTAACCTATACGTTGTCAGATCGATCTGTTTTGTCAACGCAAAGGTTGACCAGTTACAACCTAATGTCACAAACGACGATCGTTGTTTGTTACATTACTGTCACTATCTGACGGTTTTCAGCAATCAATGGGGCCGATTGCTTGGCCCCACTTTTTCAAGGAGAATGTTCAGTGAGCAAGACTGTCAATAAGGCGAAGTATGTCCAGGACTCCGGCCAGGTGTACCGTAAGGCGTCCGGTGGATGGGACTTCCTCTACACTGTTTCCGCAACGAAGGACCCGGTGTGGAACGTCGGTGATCGCGTGGTCCTGCCCGATGGCCGGGAGTTCCGGTATGCCAAGAGTGCCGCCGCCATCACCACCAATTTGGCCTGCAACTTTACGGCGACGGGATACGTCGCCTACACGGCTGCTGCGGTTGCTGCTTCGATTGGCGACCGAAGCCTCACCGTTCCTGCCGCTACCCACGCCACCCTGACCCAGGACGAGTTGGCCGGCGGGTATGTGGTTCTCGGCAGCGGTGGTTCGACCGTGCAGGTCCGTGGTATCATCGGCAATGACGCCGCTGATGCGAACGCCGCGTTTGTGATCTATATTGACGCCCCCCTGACCGTGGCCATTACGGCTGCGTCCACTGGTGTCGAGGTCTTCCAGAATCCGTTTGCAGCCATCGGTCAGAGTACTGACCGCGCTTACGCCAAGGCCGGCGTGGCAGCTACTGGCGTGTCGGCTGCCAACAAGTATTTCTGGGTGCAGACCAAGGGCTTCACGTTCATCGCTCCGCAGGCCAACGTCGGCGATGCTGGTCTGAATGGCCTGTTCTGGCGGCACGACGGTTCGGTTGATGATGCCGGCACGGCGCTCGGCGTTACCGTCGAGGGCTACAGCACGTCGCAGTACGTAGGTTTCTGCGTCGAGGGCAAGGCTTCCGGCAACGGTCCGCTGATCCTTTTGCAGTAACTGATCCGGGGGAGCTTCGGCTCTCCCATTTCTTTTTCATGGGGGTGCGACGATGAACATACATGAGTCATTCAAACGCCTTTGGCAGATTCTCGGTCAGGTTCCTATGAATCGCAATGATCGAAATGTGATCGACAGCGATCTTGGGCTCCTGTATGAGGAGGCAAAGAAGGCAGAAGAGATGCGGAATGAGCGAACCAACGAGTAGTTACACCCTGTACGATTTGATGCTCAGAGTCGCGAAAGCCGCTGGCATTGCATACTACGGATCAGATGGCCAGGGGAGAGCCAGGGTGCCCGTGGACGAGGCCACGTTTCATCAGTGCCTGGACGTGGTGAATGACGCAATCAAGATGTTCATTGCATCAGCACCGGAAACGGGTTGGCGGTGGATGGACAGACCGGCGTCGGTCACGTTTGCCCCTGCCGTAACGGGTACGGCAACGGCGGGTTCTTCCACCACTTTGACAGACAGCGATATTGCCGGGGATTACGCTGATGATGCGTTCAACGGATATGTGTTGAAGATCACGGCGGGAACTGGAATAGGTGAGACGGCTACGGTGACTGATTTCGATGGAACAGCCGGTGAATTCACCTTTGCTGCATTGTCGGGCGGGAGCACGCCAGACACGACAAGCGAGTATCGCATTTGCCGATCCGCAAGTGTGGTTGATGCAGACCCGGCCAGATATTTGTTGGACGAGGGTTTCTTCGGAGAAGTGACCGGGCCGATCCGGTATGCAGCGAACTCCAATCGAGGCCACGGCATTGAGTGGGTTGGGGAGGGCGAGATTCGCTTTCTCCGTGAAGTGCAGGTACAGACCGGGTATCCGACCAAAGCCGCCGTTCGTCCCTACACGAGCCGTCGATGGGAATTGATCGTGGACCCGGCACCGACTGCTGCGGACTCTGTGGAGTTTCCGTATCGCGTAGGGTTCAACGCTCTGCTTGCAGAGATAGGAACAGCAACAGGCGGCGGTGACACGACGCTCGTGGACTCGTCACTGGCGGGCTTGTACCCTAATGACCATTTCAACGGTTGGACGATTACGATCATCGATGGCACCGGCGAGAAGAGCAACGCCGTAGTGACGGATTACGCAGGTTCCAGCGGTACGTTCACAGTGGCCGATTGGCTTACTGCGGGCGGGGAGGCGGGTGGTACGAATCCTGCGGCAAACAGCATCTACTTCGTCTCCGATGGGAACAAACATCCTGCCGGGATGCAGTTTGATGAAGCGATCCTGGCGGCGTGCCTGGCAAAAGCGGAGCTTGAGTTCGATGATCTGAAGCTCGGGTATATGGACAAGTTTCTCGAACTGGACCTGAAGAAGGCGTATGAGATCGACGCCCGATCTGCTCCACGCAAGCTCGGAAGAATGTTGCCCGGAACACGAAGAGATGGGCATGAACGAATCTGGAACACAGTAACCAAGACGTAGGAGATATGCAATGTCGTTGCACAAAGCATCTTATGCGAACGGGACCACTGTTAGTGACCCCGCTGCCGCCGCCTCATTGACGATTGCCAATCCCGCCGCTTGTGCGGCCATGACCGCGACACTGGAAGGCGTGGACACTAATACGTACATGACGGCCGCACAGGCTGCGACCATCGTGGCGGACCTCGGTGCCCTCAAGACCGCTGTTGATGCCAACAACGCTCAGATCGACGCGGCCAAGGTCGATCTGACGGCGTTGAAAGCGGCCATTGACGCCAACAACACCGCGATTGATTCGATCATCGCAGCATTGGAGGCGGCTGGCATTATCAAGACAGTCTGCGGCCATTGACGCCAACAACACCGCGATTGATTCGATCATCGCAGCATTGGAGGCGGCTGGCATTATCAAGACAGGCTGATGACCCCCCGGATGCTCCCCTTGGAGCGTCTTTTCCGTGAGGCCCTCTGGTTCGCCAGGGGGTCTTCTTGCTCCTGTAGCTCAGTAGGTTAGAGCGGCTTGCCGTCGCAGGTTCGAGTCCTGCCAGGAGCATTTTATTGTGGAGGAGTGACATGGAAATTCTATTCCCATTCAAAGGCTTGTACAAAGGCATCCTGAGTTCCAAACAGTCCATCGATACGGCCCGATCCATGCTTAACGTCCGTCCCTATAAGGATGGCCGATTGCGTGGTGGACAGAGACCGGGGCTCACAAAGTGGGGGGCCGGAACGCAAGTCGGTTCCTCGGAACAGCCGGTCGTTGCAATATGTTCTGTGACAACGATGGAGTGACAAATGGCTGCGACAATATATCTGAGTACGCCAGAAAACGGGACTACCACAGAGTATAATTTATTCTGGTGGGGCGGCGATACTGATTCCCCAGGTTTCCACATCGTCCGACTATATCTCGACGGTGTCGAAGACTGGGCGGCCCCGATTATGTGGAATGCCGGCGGGTCTGGAGGTTACTGTGGGCTCTATGCAGAGACTTGGGAGACTGTGGAAATTGGAAGCTCTCATACGTGGAAAATGTCTGTCTCTACATACCCTGGTGACGTGTTTGAAGCAGAATCAGAAACGTGGACGTTCACAAGAGTTGGCAGTGGCCCCGCTAAACCAACTAATCCAACGCCAGCCAATGATTCGGGACCGTTATGGTCTGGCCCTGCCTTTGATTTTTCTGACTGGACTCTTTCTTGGAAGAGTGCTGGTTGGACGGAGACCTTCACAATCAGGGCCGGATTGTCTGCTGAGAACATGATCGTAATTTCTGAGCATCAAGTGCCAGAAAGTCTTGTTATACCAGAACAATATAGGACCAGTTTGATCGGCGGTCCGATTTTCTGGCGTGTTGATGCAGAGGCAGCAGACTATGATCCCGTTGAAGGTGACATATGGGGATTCGATCCAAGACCCGCCCTGGCTGAAAATCCAACGCCAGAAACTGAAGCTGTAAACGTATCACTTGGTCTGGCGTTGCTTGAGTGGGACGCAGCGGATTACGCGAATACTTATGATGTGTACTTTGGGACCGACCCGGAAGACCTCGCGTTGCTTGCCTCCGAGATCGCGGCCACGCAACTTGCGATTGCAGGGCCGTTCGCATACGGGACAACTTACTACTGGCGTGTGGACGCAGCGAATGCAAACGGCACAACGACGGGAGACGTGTGGTCATTCACTACGCTATCGTTCGATCCGCCGTTGCCGTCGTGGGAGTTGTTGCCCGGCAGGACGCTTGGCCCCTTGGACTTCGGTATTGAGGGTATCGATTTTCGATGGCTCGGGAACAACTTCGGAACGACCGTGAAGCGATTGGTCGTCGCCGCGAATAACCGCATTTACTACGAGGATGTGTGATGGCTGTTACGCTGACTGATCGAGCATTCGTAAAGCGGATCGTAGCCGCTGGAAACGATCAACTGTGGTATGAGGATGCGATGGCAGCAGGGACAATGGTTGAACTTGTGGCTGCTCGGGACGACATCGACACGTCCGATCAGCTTGTACTGTTTGAGTTGGATCAGAAGGTGTTCGTCGTCAACGGCGAAAATCTGAAGGTCGCTGACTTCAAGAACACGAAGATCGCCACGTCTGCGATTGGGAGTCACTACCCCGATCCAGGAAACATACTGACGGGAGGGACCTCGAACGCACAGATGGTCGTGGAGTACATCACGGCAAAGACCGGAGCCGTGACCATCTACGGAAAACGGACCACCACGGCGACGTTCGTCAGCGGCGAGACCGTTACCGGGACCGACGACGACAGCAACACGATCAGCTTCAAACTCAGTGCCGATGAAGTGGCCCCTCCCCACTGGTACGACTGGACGCCGTATGCGAATGACACGACGAATTACGGTTCACTTCCAGACACGGCGTATCTTGGGTGCCGGTATCGTGGAAGGGCCGTGTTGAGCGGGAATCCGGATTATCCATTTCAGTTCTACATGAGCCGGGAAGGCAACCCATTCGACTTCAACTTCTATCAGACGGATGCACAGGCTGCGGCAGCAGGAGGCAGCGGAGACCTCGGGACGTTGGGCGATATGGTGCGGGCACTGATACCGCAGGGTGACGACGCATTGATGTTTGCATGTGCTGGTAGTGCCACGGTCCTTCGAGGGAACCCGATGGACGGTGGGTACATGGAACAGGTCAATTCCAAGATTGGCATGTTCGGGCAGAATGCGTGGACGTTTGACGCGGATGGCAATCTCTACTTCTGGGGAACCGGCGGAGTGTACTACTCGGCGAAAGGGTTCGGTGCGTTCGAGAACGTCACGTCCGAACGATATCCGGACCTGATCCAGGATGAAGGGGCAGACCCCTCCACGCATCGCGTCGTGTTCGGATACGACCCAGGTCAACAGGGCATACAGATCAGCATCACCAAACTGATCGACGGTAGCAGTTCCAGTTACTGGCTTGATCTGCGAACAAAGGCCCTGTTCCCGGATAGCTTCCAGACTCTGCACGGTGCCTATTCGATGTTCTACTACGATGCCAACGACACGGATAACAAGTGTCTGATCGTCGGTTGCACAGACGGATACATGCGGTGGTTCGACGCCACGGCTAAGAGCGACGATGGGTCGGCAATTGACAGTTATGTGGACTATGGGCCGATTCAGTTGGGCTCGGAGCCGGACGGAGAGGGCATCGTGTTTTCCGTGGATGCAGAACTCGGCGGCGGGGCGAGCGGCGGAACAGAGTCGGATTCCAACAATGTGACGTGGCGTCTGTGGACAGATGATTCCGCCGATGGTGTCAATGAAAAACTCAATGCGAATGTCACGCCGAACATTGGTGGAACGTTCACGGCACCAGGCCGATGCAGAGGTCAGTCAGTAAAGCGAAAGATCAAGGGCGTTTACGCTGGCATCAAACTGCGGAACAACACAGTGGACGAGTCGTGGGCGTTTGAGAAGATGATCGTCGGCGTTCGTCCGACAGGAAGGAAGAAGTGATATGCTTGTGGAGGCCCCAAGACCTTCAGACGATCTTGAGACATTCAAGCGTCGTGTTTGCTTGGCGATCTCCCGCTTGTCCACGAGCAAACTTGGGCAGTCCGCCAGTCCGGCATTCGCGGGACTGACCGTAGGTGGTGGGACGGTTTCCAGCACCCTGATCGGTCAGTGGAACACGGCCTACAGTTGGGGAGATCACGCCGGACTGTATGATCCGATTGGGACGGCGGAAGGAGAGATAGGGGCACACGAGTCTACGTACAATCACGGCAACTACAATGCCGCGTATTTGCACAAGACAACAGAGGACGCTCTGAACGGACTCGTGTTTTGTAATGGGGCCGGTTCCTATTCTGCTAAAGCCATTGGAACGGACGTGCAGGCTTACGAAGCTGGCCTCGACGCCATCGCAGGTTTGGCAAAGACAGACGGCAATGTAATTGTTGGCGATGGGTCCACATGGGTAGTAGAGTCGGGAGCGACAGCACGCACATCGCTTGGCCTTGGAACAACGGACAATGTGACATTCGCCGGACTGACAGTTGATTCTCCGACCTTGTGCGTTGATCCAGTAAATCACAGGGTGGGCGTAGGTAGCACCAACCCGGAATATCCATTTCATGTCTTCAGCAACAGTCAAAACGTCGGATTAACGCTTGAAACAGACGGGTATCAGGGCAATGTCCGACTGCTTGATTACCGCGATAGTGACTTGGGTTCTTACATACTTGCTATGCACTATCGCGGATCGAAGGCTGCTCCAGCAGTCGTTCAAGATGGTGACAGACTGTTGACGATTCAGGGGTATGGTTATAGTGCTGCTGCAAGCGTCGTACGCAAAGCCGCCGAGATCGCCATATATGTTGACGGCATACCGGATTCCTCTGGCGATGGTTCTGATATGCCAGGGCGTATCACGTTTCTCACCACTCCTGATGGTGCTGGTTCTTCCTTAGAACGTATGAGAATTGGGCACAACGGGTACGTGTCTATTGGGACGGCTGCTGCCGCCAATGAGATGCTTGAGGTATCCGGCAAAATTAGGTCTAATGCGGCCTTCAATGTGAGCGGGACTGATGGGATTTCTAATTCTGATACTGGCGTCCCCACGGCGTTGACTGTCAGCGGCGGGATCGTGACATCGGTGACGAAGAACGATTGGCTCAACCAGTCCGTAAAGACAACGGCTACACCTACGTTCACTGGCCTTACTTCGGCACTTGGCCTGATCGCTGCACGACCTACCAGCACTACCTCGCTCACTGAGGCGATCCGATTCGGAAGAACTGGCAGTGATTATCGCTATCACTCCATCTACGAGTCATGTAATAGTACGACGAACTCATATCTTGAGTTTCGCATACATGACGGCGGGAGTAATCCGTATACCGGGCAAAACACTGTACTGACTCTCTTGGGCTACTCGCCCGAGGCCCGAGTTACTGGCTTTGTAAGTGCGAGCCTCACCACGTCGTTCAATAACAAAGCCGCTGGCGTGTTTATCACAACGTTCGACACATCTGGCGGTGACGTGGGTTATGCTTATGGATCGTACAACCAGTTGAATACGTCCGGTCCCAACAATGTCACGACATTGGCGGCAGGCATCCGTGGTGTTGTGAATCACGCGGGGTCTGGAACCGTGGTCCTGGCAAATGGTTCCTATGGCCAAGTGCAGTCCACTGGTGGGGGCACAATCACATCAGCGTATTCGCTGGAGGCATATGGCCCCTATCTAAGCGGTACGGGTTCGGCGATAGGCACGGCTGTTGGTCTGTACATTGCAACCCAGAAGGTCACGGGAGTCACAACCGGCTATGGAATCAATCAGATCGGTGCGAGCGACATCAACAACTTCGTGGGAAAGAGCAAATTCGGAACGGCGGGCACACCGCTTGAGGACGTACACGCCGCCGATACCGTGCGAGCCGACATTGCCTTCAACCTCAACGGCACTGACGGGGTGTCTGATTCTTCCAGTGGCGTGCCGACGGCGTTGACTGTTAGCGGCGGGATCGTGACATCGGTCACGAAGACGGATAGCCCCA